AAAACTTTAATTGATAGTGACGAGTATAAAAAAATATTTGACACAACACTTAGAGAAGACTCTCAAGCTGCAGGAAGATGGGAAACAGCTCAAGGTGGTGAATACTTTGCAGCTGGTGTTGGTGGAGCAATCACAGGTCGTGGTGCGGACTTATTGATCATTGATGACCCACACTCGGAGCAAGATGCAATGAGTCCTACTGCAATGGAGTCTGCTTACGAATGGTATACATCAGGTCCTCGTCAGCGTTTACAACCTGGTGGTAAAATTATTTTAGTTATGACAAGATGGAGTAATAAAGATCTTACAGGAAAATTACTCGCAAACCAAAAAGAAGCGAAAGCTGATCAATGGCACGTGGTCGAATTTCCGGCAATCTTGGACCACGGAACAAGTAAAGCAAAACCAGTTTGGCCTGAGTATTGGAAACTAGATGAGCTTGAGAAGGTGCAAGCAACACTACCGGTTGGTAAATGGAATGCACAGTGGATGCAGAAACCAACTAGTGAAGAAGGTGCTATTATAAAACGGGAGTGGTGGAGAATATGGAAACACGATTGGATCCCACAATTAGATCACGTTATACAATCTTACGATACAGCGTTTCTTAAAAAAGAAACAGCGGATTATTCAGCTATTACTACTTGGGGTGTATTTTATCCTGACCAAGATAGTGGTGCTAATTTAATGCTGCTTGATGCAATTAAAGGCAGATATGAGTTTCCTGAACTACGTAGACTTGCTTTAGAGCAATATAAATATTGGCAGCCTGAATCAGTAATTGTTGAGGCTAAAGCATCAGGACTACCTCTAACTTATGAGCTTAGACAGATGGATATACCTGTTATAAATTTTACCCCATCAAAAGGAAATGATAAGCATGCCCGTGTAAATGCGGTTGCACCTTTGTTCGAATCTGGTATGATATGGTGTCCTGAACAGAAATTTGCAGACGAAGTCGTTGAAGAGTGCGCTGCGTTTCCGTACGGAGATCATGATGATTTAGTGGATTCTACCACACAAGCAATCATGCGTTTTAGACAGGGAGGACTAATTGGACACCCTGAAGATTATGTGGATGAACCACAGAATGAACGTAAAAGGAATTATTATTAATGTCAATATCATTGCTTAGAAGATTACTGATGAAAGAAGCTGTTAAAGATACAGCAGGTTCTTCTGGTATTATGTCTATCAATAAAAATATAGCAGCTAAAGTAGAACAGCAGTTACAGAAGTATATAAACGATGCTATGCAACAAGGTGTAGACTTAGATACACTATCTCCTGAACAATTAAAAATGATTGTTCAAATAAATAAACCAAAACCACCAAGAGTAATCCCTGCAGACAGTCCTGAAGGTAGACAAATTACAGAACAACTTTTTGGTAAACAAAAAGCACCCGTCTTTGATATGGAAGGAAATAGAATTCCAGAAGAATCAGGGATCATGGGTGGTAAATCAATTAATGACTTAATGCAATCAGGAGATGTTACTAAAGGAACGGTTACTAAGAAAAGTAAAAAAGTAACTGACCGAGAAATGTTTAAAGCAGCCAATGAAAGACTTACATCAGATGTGGACAGCATTATTAAAAATATAAAATCTATGGAACCAATTACTGCTATGAAAGAAGCAAACTCTGTTATAGCTAGAAAAGGTAAATATAAAAATTTAACACCAGAAGAATCTAAAAAAATATTACAAGACACCGAAGACCATATCTTTGAAAGAAATATACCAGAGGATCCAGAAGATTTTGCATCAGGTGGACGTGCTGGTTTCTTTATGGGTAGTAGACCTGCCGTTCAAAAAGGATTATCTACATTAAAAGAGATGTTAAAATATTTTGGTAAAAAAAGTGACAGAGTTGAAAATCCTTCGGACATTTTAAAAATAGTAAACCCAAAAAGATTAAATAAAATTTTAGAAGATCCAAATATCTATAGAAAGTTTGATGTTGAAAAAGGTATTGCCGCACCAGATTTAATTAAGAATATGCAAAAACAAATGACGGGAGATAGACAAAAAACTATCGAAGAAATGTTAGGTGCCGCTAAAAATATTAAAAGTGCAGATGATAATATTATAAAATATAAAAATGAAATGATTGAAGACATGCTTAAAAAAGGTGTTGATAGAGAAACGGCTGAAGAGATGGCTGAGACAATATCTAAAATGGCAAAAGGTGCATCGGGTAAATTTGATGATACACCAAAATTGACTGATGAAGGAATTATGCAGTTAGAAAATATATTAAAAGATATGGAAACAGGTGGTAAGACTGCAAGAGAATTAAATGCAACAGGTGGTCGTATTGGTTACAAAGACGGACCAAAAATGACTAGAAGAACATTTATGAAATACCTAGCAGGGTTTGCATCACTGCCTATTATTGGAAAAATTGTTAAACCTTTAAAAACTGTTAAAGGAGTTAAGAATGTTCCGATAATTAAAACTGGAGATGTTCCTGGCAAACCAGAATGGTTTGATGCATTGGTTAATAAAGTTATTATTGAAGGAGATGATGTTACTAAAAAATTTGCAACTCAAGATCGACAAGTTGTATATTCTAAAAAAATTGATGCGGATAATGAAGTAACTGTTTATAGAGATCTAGATACTGATTCTATTAGAGTTGATTATAGTAGTCCGGATGTTATGCTTGATGAACCAGTAAGTTTATCTTACACTAGAGGTCAAGCGGATGAAGCTACAAAAGGTATGAAACCTGCAGATGAGTTTGAAACATTTGAACAAGGTTTAGCTGCAAGATCCAATGGCCCTGATGATTATAGCATTGACATAGAACCTAATGTTGGAAGTAGCATAAGTAGTTTAGAAACAGATGTTTCAAAACTAAAAGAATACGCTACAGGTAAAAAACCTACGATGAAAGAATTTATTGCTTCTAAAAAAAGAAGAGACAGAGTTCAAAAAATTAATGAAGGTGATATAGGAGAAACATCTGACTACGTTACGAAAAAACAAGGTGATTATGTAGATTATGATGACTACGCATCAGGCGGTATCGCTCGAATGTTAGGAGAGTAAATGGATCTCTTTAAAAGAATAAAAGATCTAAGTGCCATCTACGATGACGATGGTCCAAGCTCCACGGTCCTTGAATCACGGCCCATGTTCAATAATGGTGGTATGCTAGTCCAACCCAGTGCTGATGGATCACGGCCCGGGTATAGTGGAGAACGTGATTTTGGTAAAACAGTAGAACCTAATATTAGACTTAGATCAGGAAAATATGACGTAAGTTATAAAGGAGAATCTTTAGGAAGTTTTAGTAAAATAACAGATGCAAGAAAGGTAATAAAAAAAGCTAAAGAAGATAACCCTCGTAAAAAAACAGGTTCTGTTAAAGAAGGAAGTAGAGGAGATATTTTAAGAAAAAAATTAAATACATTTATTGAATTAAATAACACAAGTCCTTCTTTTGAAGAAGTTACAGAAGATATAACTTTTAAAGACAGTAGAGATAAAGCAAAATATAAAAAAGTTTTAAATTCTATTATGCAAAACGATGAGAAATACTCTAGTTTTAAAATAGATACCGCAGATCGTTTAAATAAATCTCAACAAGAATTTATAATGAATAATTTTGAATTACCAAAAGGACAAAGTCAATGGGATTTTGAAAATCAAAAATATGGGATCAAGATAAATGAAAATCCAAATTTGGCTGAAAGAATTAAAAGAAAAATAGATGGACCTCAAAAATATACAATAGCTGCAGATGCATCAAAACCATCAGGTTGGATGATGAATTCTATAAATAGGCTATATACGAATGAAATTAAAAAAGGAGTCAAACCTAAAGATCTAACTTATCAACCAGTTAAAAATAAAAAAGGAATTATAATTGGTTTTAAAGACAATACACCTTCTGGAAAAGGTCAAACCTATTATGGTTTAAAAAAGAATACTCCTGAAAATGCTACACCTTGGACAGCCCATGGAGATTTTAGTAAAATTTCTAAATTTTTAAAAATAGCAAAAGGGGCACAAGTAGATGATCCAAGTAAACTTCTTCAAAAAATATTAGATGATAAAGGTATTACTAAATTAATGGGAGACAAGAGTGTTCTTACATTAAACGATGTATTGAGTCATGAAAGATATTTTAGTAATCTTAGTGACATTGCTCCAAGAAAATTAATTGAAAGACAAATTGTTTTACATCACACTAAAGGAGTTGGAGCCAATGATTTATCAACTGCTGCAGCAACAAAAGATTTACAACTATTAACTGGAGCTGTTAATGATAAAGTTAAAAGATTAGAAGAAATTGTAAAAGGTACTACTAAAAATGCACCTAGAAAATTAAACCCTGATGAAATTTTAAAATTAAAAAATTATGGAGCTAAAATTGTAGATTTAGATGGTAAGGTTGTGGGTGGTGGTTTTTTAGATCCAAGTAGACAGTTTGCTAATATTGAAAAAGGAGCAATAGGTTATGCTAAAAGTGATCAATTCAATGTTAAAACAGTTGCATCTTATTTAGAAAGATTAGGTTGTGGTAAAGCAGCAGGTGGTAGAGTTTTTTATAACGAAGGTGCTTTTGGATTAACGAAGTGTGCAGAAAAAGGCAGACTAAAATTAGAAAATATAGTTAAAAAAGGAGCGGCACCAGGGGGAGATGATGCAGTGCTTGCTACAAAAATTTTGCAAGCAGGGGGAGGATTAAAAAACATGCTCTCGTTAAGAGGTTTGTTTGGACCTGCAGCGATAGCAGCAACCGTTGCTTTGGAGGGTGGTTTTATTGGTTATGATATGTTGACATCTGGTAAAAATTTAAGAGAAGCCTTTGGTGACAATCTACTTAATTATGCGTTAGGTAAAGATTATCAAATAGATCCACAAGAAGAAATGTTTAAAAGATTTAAAGGTCTGGGTTACAATGATCAGCAATTAGGTGGCATTAAAAAAGCCTTGGATACAATGAACACCATTAACACTGGAACACAGTTAGCCATGGATGTTGGAACACAACAAGAGGCTTTACAAAAATCAAGAGGACAACCTGAACCTTTTATGATTCCTGATGATCAGATGATGGCTGATACCGCAGGACAGAGAGCAGAACAAAATTTAAAAGATGCACAAGAAAGACTTACTGCATTCAATCAAAGTTTAGAAGCAGTTGATAGACCCGGAGGTATAAAAAAAGAAGATGTGTTAAGTGAATATTTTTCATCTGGTAAATATGCAGAAGATTTAGATTTATTTAATCAAGCAGAAAAAGAAGCAAATATACAAAAACTAGAATCTGCAGGACCTAAATTTATGGGTTCAGTGTTTCCTAAATTTGAAGAAAAAAGACAAACCGGTATAAATGAAAATCTTGGAGTTCTTGTTAATCCAGCTTTTGATATACCTGGAGCAAGAGATGCAACATTTATACCAGGCAAAACAGTTGGAGGTTTATATGGATTAGCAGGTGGTGGTATTGCTAAAATGGCAGGCGATAGATCAGGTGCAATGACAAGATCCATGAACCCTGATTCACAGGGCTTGTCTTATTTATTTAATCGTGTTAAGAAGGTACAGGAGTAATATATGGCAGATATAGATAAAGGACTCCCTAACACTAGAACTAAAATTGACATTCCTTCAGAAGAAGAGATGCAAGAAGAAGTTAGTGTTCAGGAGGAAGAAGAATCACAAAAAGGACCTGTAGAGGTTATCCCAGAAGAAGATGGTGGAGTTACATTAGACTTTGAACCAGGATCAATAAATGTACCTGGAACAGAAAATCATTTTGATAACTTAGCTGATATTTTACCAGATGATATTTTAAGTCCAATTGGAAATGAAATGGTTCAAAATTACATGGACTACAAATCATCTAGAAAAGAATGGGAGAGCGCTTATACAACAGGATTAGATTTACTAGGTTTCAAATATGAAAACAGAACTGAACCTTTTCAAGGAGCTTCAGGTGCAACACATCCAGTTCTTGCAGAAGCAGTAACTCAGTTTCAAGCTCAAGCGTATAAAGAATTATTACCAAGTGATGGACCAGTTAGAACACAAGTTATAGGAGTTAAAAATCCTGCAACAGAACAACAAGCACAACGTGTTAAAGATTATATGAATTATTTAATCATGGACACGATGAAAGAATATGAATCTGAATTTGATTCTATGTTATTTCATTTACCACTTGCTGGATCTACATTTAAAAAAGTTTACTACGACGTGCCACTTGGAAGAGTGGTATCGAAGTTTGTACCAGCGGATGAATTAATTGTACCGTACACAGCTACCTCATTAGATGATGCGGAAGCAGTTATTCATACCGTGAAAATTTCAGAAAACGAATTAAGAAAACAACAAGTCAATGGTTTCTACAGTGATGTAGAGTTAGGCCCTCCAGGTACAGATACTAATGGAGAGTTATCTAAAAAAGAACGTGAATTAGAAGGCACTAAAAAGACAGGTAAGAACGAACCTGTTTATACTTTGTTAGAGTGTCATGTTAATTTAGATTTAGAAGGTTTCGAAGATGTTGGAGCAGACGGTGAACCAACAGGAATAAAATTACCTTACCTCGTTACAGTCGATGAAGGTAGTAGAAAAGTTTTGTCTATTAGACGAAACTATGCGCCCGATGATCTAAAGAAAACTAAAATCCAATATTTTGTCCACTTCAAATTTCTGCCAGGACTTGGATTTTATGGCTTTGGACTCATTCACATGATTGGCGGATTGAGCAGAACGGCAACGGCTGCTCTCCGTCAATTATTAGACGCAGGTACTTTATCAAATTTACCGGCTGGATTTAAACAGCGTGGAGTTAGAGTAAGAGATGAAGCATCACCAATACAACCAGGTGAATTTAAAGATGTAGATGCACCCGGTGGTAATTTAAGAGATGCTTTCTTTCCTCTACCATACAAAGAACCTTCTCCAACATTACTGAACCTATTAGGAGTTGTTGTACAAGCTGGTCAAAGGTTCGCGGCTATTGCTGATATGCAAGTAGGTGATGGAAACCAAGGTGCTGCTGTAGGAACTACAGTTGCGTTATTGGAGCGTGGTTCAAGAGTCATGAGCGCTATTCACAAAAGATGTTATGCAGCGATGAAGAATGAATTTAAATTATTATCTAAAATAGTTTCACAATATCTACCACCAGAATATCCTTATGATGTTGTAGGTGGAGCACGAAACATTAAACAAGCTGATTTTGATGATAGAGTAGATGTAGTGCCTGTTGCAGACCCTAATATATTTTCAATGTCTCAAAGAATTACATTAGCTCAAACACAATTACAGATCGCAACATCAAATCCACAATTACATAACATGTATCAAATCTATAGAAACATGTATAATGCAATTGGTGTTAAAGATGTTGATGCAGTTTTACCTCCACCGGCGCCAACAGCACCGATAGACCCAAGTTTAGAACACATAAATGCATTGGGTGGAAAACCTTTTCAAGCTTTTCCTGGTCAAGACCACAGAGCACACATCACAGCTCACTTAAACTTTATGTCAACCAACATGGTTAGAAATAATCCTGCAATAATGGCTGCAATTCAAAAAAATATACTTGAACACATTTCAATTATGGCTCAAGAACAAGTTCAATTAGAGTTCAGAGAGCAAATGGTGCAGATGCAACAGATGCAGCAGATGTCAGTAAACAATCCACAGATGCAACAACAGTTACAAATGCTTACAAATCAAATTGAAGCAAGAAAAGCTGTGTTGATTTCTGAAATGACTGAAGAATTTATGAAAGAAGAGAATAAAATCACTTCTCAATTTGATTCAGACCCATTATTAAAGCTAAAATCACGTGAAGTTGATCTAAGAGCAATGGAAAACGAACGAAAAAAAGAAGCTGATAAGATAAAAGAAGATATTGATAGAGCAAAATTAATGCAAGCAAGAGAATTAGCTGAAGATAAGATGGATCAGAACGAAGAATTAGCAGAATTACGTGCTAATACTAGTTTAGCTAAAGCGGGTGTTAAAGAAATGTCTGTTCTTGACAATTAATAATGGTATAATAAGTTAAATAAGGTAAAAAATATGATAAACTATAAAAAATCAAAACAAATAGCAGTTCCTGAGCAGAATATAGAAATAGATCCAAGATCTAAAACTACAGCTGACGGTGCTTTCAACTATATTCCTACAGGAGACAAGGAAAAAGTTAGAGGACAGAAAAGAATGCTAGCTGAAAAGAAAAAACCGGCTACTTGGTACTAAATCATGTGGTTATCGGCAATTAAATTAGCCGTTTCTGCTGGAAGTAAGATTTATGCTAACAAGCAGAAGGCAAAAGTAGCAATGTCAGACGCACAACTGTTACATGCAGAGCGTCAAGCTCGTGGTGAGGAAGCTTACCAGGGTAAATTGTTAGAAGCACGTCAAAATGACTACAAAGACGAGTTCGTTCTCGTAATTTTGTCGGCGCCCATAATTGTGCTTGCGTGGGGAGTCTTCTCGGACGATCCGGGTGCACTCGATAAGGTAAAAACTTTTTTCGAACATTTCGCGGCGCTCCCGACATGGTTCAGTACTCTTTGGATCCTTGTAGTTGGATCAATTTTTGGTATAAAGGGTACACAGATTTTTAAAAACGGAGGAAAAAAATAATGTTTAAAAAATTTCAAGCACTAGGTAAAGCAATTAAAAGTATTAAAACAAATGTACCTAAAACAAAATTAGATAAAGCAACAAGAGATCTAAATCTTGCTATACAAAAAACAAAAGGTTCAAAAGCAAAATTAAAACAAACATTGTTTGAAATAGAAAATAAAATGCCTTTAACTTTTAAAACAAAACCAGGAAAATCAGAATCAAATAAAGAAGCGTATAAAAGAATACAGGGAGAAAATACTAAAGTAATTAAAGGTATGATCGATAAAGCTGTTGAAAAAAAAGCTGATGGCGGAAGAATCGGTAGAAGACTTGGTGGTGGAGCTGATATGGCTAAAAGAAAAACAAACGTTGAAAAAATAAAAGAAACGTTCGCACCTAAAAATAAAAATTTAAAAACCGTAGATAAAAAGAAACAAAAAGGTCTTGCTAAATTACCAATCGAAGTAAGAAACAAAATGGGTTATGCTAAAAAAGGCGGAAGAGCCTAATGGCAAAGCTTTGTGCAAAAGGCAAAGCAGCTGCTAAAAGAAAATTCAAAGTATACCCTTCAGCATACGCTAACATGTATGCTTCAGGAGTTTGTTCAGGTAAAATCAAACCAGGCGGAAGAAAAAAAGCTATGGGTGGTGGAATGATGGATATGACTAGAATGAGATATTTAAAAGGGGGACAAGTATAATGGCATTAAAAGATATATTACCAGGAGATAGAAAAAAAAATAAAACTATTCCTGTATCACATTCAAAAGATCATCCTGATGTTCAAAAAATAGCAGACAAAAAACTAGA